TTATGATGTTTTGGTGTAAATTTGGTGTAAATCATTAATTTTTTGTGTTTCCTTTTCAAGCCTATTTCGATCAACATGATTATACACTTCCATAGTTGTGTTAATATCAGAATGTCCCATTAGATACTGCATTGTTTTTAAATCTGTTCCTGCCTCTGCTAATCTTGTACAATATGTGTGTCTTAATATATGAGGACTAATTGCAGGTAATTGAATGTCTCTCTTATCATTATATTCTCTAATAAGTTTTCTAAACACTCGTCTTATAACAGCATGTCTGACTACTTTCCCGGTTCTATAAGAAAGAAAAACAAAGTTGCTGTATCCATCCAAACTAAAGTCAGGGATTTTTTTACATGATAGCCAATTCTTTTTTTGTTCGATAATGGCTTTATAAGCAAAATCATTCATAGGGATAATTCTTGATCCGTTTGATGTTTTTGTATTGTCCTCGCAATATTGCACAAGTTTTCCATTAAGATTTCTACACAACATTTGATGATTAATATTGATGGTTTTTTCTTCCATATTAATATCATCCCACGTTAAACCAAGAGCTTCACTTATTCTTATACCACTATAAAGCATTAAACATGCGAGAGGTTTATAAAACTTTGCTTCTGTACAAATATCAAATCTTGCCAAAAACTCATTCTCTTCTTCATAGCTCATTGCATATTTTACTTCCTTTTCAACAGTATAGTCTTTAAGACATCCATTCGCTGGATTTTTCATTATACAGTCTGAGTCAACTGCCAATTGTAGCGAAGGTCTTATGATTTTTTGTAAAATAGCTATAGTACTATTAGCCATATTGTCGTCATGACATTCTTTGTAAAATTTAATAATATGAGCTTTTTTAATTTCTTTTAGCTTCATTCTACCAAGAAAGCTGTTTTTGATACTGTGGTTATAATAATAAGTATAATTTGAATAAGTTGATTTTGATATATTTGCTTTTGTTTGCAAATATATTTCAATTTGTTGATTTAATGTTATGTCTGTTCTTAATACACCATTTGATATTTCTGAAAGTAATTGTTGTTCCTGTTTTCTTAAATCATTTAATGATTTAGCATAGATACACTGTCTTTTCTTTCCTATATCAGTCCATCTATACATATATGTGCCATCTTTTCTTTGGCTTTCTCCTTTCTTAAGCACTCTACCTTTGTTATCTTTTCTGTTCGACATATAATCTTCATCTCGCTTTCTGTTTTTATGACAGAAAACCCTTTATATGACACTTCTTTTATATCATATAAAGGGTATAAATTCAATGATTACAATACTTTTATATTGTTTATATAATCTTCAAATTTCTTTCTGTTTATTAGTTTGTGTGTTCCTTTGTATATTACAAAATCACATGTATCAAAATTTGTCATTTCTGTAATTTTATCTCTGCCAATATTTGAATATGCAGATGTTTCCTCTATCGTTAGAAGGAGTTTCTGCCAAATAGGAACTTCTATTTTTTCTTTCATATTAGTTTACTCCTGTGCTTCCAATACCGCCACGATCAATATTGTCTAAATGCTCTGTTTCCACAAACTGAATCTCTGGCTGAATTTTTTCAATCCTGAACTGACAGATTCTATCATTCTTATTGATTGTAGTATCTTCCATAGCAATTACAGGCATCATCCAAACATCATTATCCCCACAATAACTATGGTCAACAACACCCATATGATTTGTCTGAATCACTTTAAAATTTTTATATGTACTACTTCTCGGTACGATATGTGCTTCATAACCGTCTGGCAATTCCATTCCAACACCTAAATTAACCAAATGAAACTCACCTTTCTTCAGATGAATTGTTTCGGCAGAACGAAGATCAATCCAATTGGATTTATTGCCCTCTATGTACTCTAATTTGTCAATTTCGTTATCAAAATATTTAATCTTAATTGTTTCCATTTTCTTTATTCTCCATATCTTTTAATTCTTTTTTCAAATCTTGAATATAATTAATTGTATCACCTAATATTGGATATAAAATTAGTATTACAATAAATGTACCAATCATGATTCCAAGAAAAAATAATAAAAATCTCATAACTTTATTTTTCTTTGATCTCACCGATATAAGCATCGAATCCATTGTCGCAATCCCTTGTTGTAACCATTACCATTCCGCTTTGTACGAATACTGTTTCTACAGTACATTCGACAAGAACTTTATCACCTTTCTTTAATTTGTATAAATCTTCCATTTCCATATTTGTATTATCTCCTTTAATCACAATATAAAATTACTTTGTTCTGAGCAAGAGATTGCTTTACATCAATAACCCTTTGGTTCTTTGAACCTCTGAATTTTAATGATAGATCTTTCTGCTCATCTATATATTCTCCGTCAACGAGTACATCTACATTAGAAATTATTTCTTTTCTCTTTTTATGAATTTCTATAATGCGTTCAAAATCTTTATCTGGAAATGTTGGTTGACAAATTTTTGACATTAATGAATTCCACTCAAATCCTGTATAAAGCCAGATAGTTTTATCAGGATATGAATTACGGATTTGTTTAACTAATTTGAGGACTTCATCAAGGTTCTGATCCGCTAAACATTCTCCACCAAGAAATGATACTCGTTTAATATATGGTCTATCAATTAATTTCATAAATTTATCTTTTATTTCTTCTGTCCATTCTTTTCCACCATTAAAATCCCATGTATCAGAATTAAAACAGTTTTTACAGTGAAATGGACAACCTTGGACGAAGAGGGAGACTCCAACTCCCTCTCCATTAGAAATATCCATAGATCTAATCTGTGCGTATCTCATTATAAATCCTCCGCAATATCTGTCATATGGACATATCTCTCCTTAATTTCCTGAGTACGTCCTTTTCCCCAGTAATTAGTTCCAATATATCCGCAAGTCCTTCTTGCTACATTCATCTTGTCTTTATCTCTATTGTGGCAATTTGGGCATTCCCAAATAAGTTCGCCACCTTCATCAATAATTTTGATTTCACCGTCGTAACCACAAACCTGACAGTAATCAGACTTTGTATTTTCTTCTGCATACATGATATGGTCGTAGATGAATTTATTCGTTTCCAAAATAGCATCTACATTATTTACCAATCCATCTGTCTCAACATAAGATATTGCACCCCCAAGTGATAACGCCTGAAATTCTGATTCTTTAGCGAGTTTATCAAATGCATTAATTGGTTCTTTTACAAATGTATGATAACTGTTTGTGATATAATTTCTATCTGTAATACCTTTAATAATTCCAAAGCGTTTCTGTAGACACTTCGCAAATTTATACGTTGTGTTTTCGATTGGAGATCCGTAAATTGAAAATCCAATATAATGCTCTTTATTCCACTGGTCACATTTATCATTCATAAACTGCATTACTTTAATGCCAAAATCATGACCTTCCTGTGAATCAATATGTGATTTACCAGTCATATATTTTACACATTCATATAATCCTGCATATCCAAGAGAAATACTTGCGTATCCATTATGAAGTAACTTATCAATCTTTTCACCTTTTTTAAGTCTTGCAAATGCTCCATACTGCCATAATAAAGGTGCGACATCAGATAATGTTCCTTCTAATCGTTTATGTCTGCAAAGTAATGCTTTATGACATAATTCTGTTCTCTGTTCCATTAAATCCCAAAACTTTTCATAATCGCCTTCAGATGATAATGCTACATCTACAAGGTTTAATGTGACAACGCCTTGGTTTAGTCTTCCATAAAATTTATAATTACCATTTTCGTCTTTATAAGGTGAAAGGAAACTACGGCAGCCCATGCACGGGAAACAGTTGCCTTCTTTATATTTCTTCATAATCTTCTCTGAAATATAATCAGGGTTCATTCTCTTTGCAGTACACTTAGCTGCAAGTTTTGTTAAATACCAATAAGGGGAATTTTCATGAATATTATCTTCTTCTAAGACATAGAGAAGCTTTGGAAATGCCTGTGTGACATATACGCCAACTTCATTTTTAAGACCAAGTAATCTCTGATTAAGAAACTCTTCAATAATCATTGCAAGCTCTTTCTTATACTCTGTAGTCTCTCCAAGATACATAAATACACTCAAAAAAGGAGACTGTCCATTTGAGTTAGACATAGAATTGCACTGATAGTTAAAAGTCTGAACACCATCTGCTACTTCTTTTTTGGTATCAGATTCTGCATATCTCTTACAATCTTCATCAGAAAATCCCCATGACTTATATTTCTCATAGTATTTGTTGTAACTATCTCTTACAAATGGTGCTAAATGTGTAAGAGTAATTGTAGCTCCTCCATACTGAAGTGACGTAACACCAAGAATAATCTGAGTGGCGATTGTACAAGCAGTAATAAATCTATGTGGTTTTTCAATCATTACCTTGTTAATACAAGTACCATTCTGTAACATATCTTCGAGATTAATAAGTGAGCAGTTACTCATCGCATTCATGCCAAAATAATCAATATCATGGAAATGAATAATTCCTTCATCGTGTGCTTGTACAACTTCTGGTGGAAGTAAAAATCTACGAGAAATATCTTTGCTAACAATTCCTGCCATATAATCACGCTGAGTATTTAATACTTTTGAGTTTTTATTGGAGTTCTCAGTATTCCAATATTCGCTTTCACCATCTAACAGTTCATCAATCTCGGAATCTGTTGTATTCTCGTTTTCTCTCTGAAACTCACGAATACTTCTATATCCTTCATAGGCTTTTGCAGTAAGTCTCTGCTTTTTTGTAATCAATTTATCATAAACCATTGATTCAATATCAGAGATACTTACTTCTTCTTTATCCTTACACTCATTTTCGATTTCATCTGCAATGTCTTCAGCAATTTTTGGTTTTACAATGCCTGAACCATTTTTCATAGCTTTAAGAATTGCAGTTGAGATTTTTGATTTGTCAAAATTAACTTCTGAACAGTCTCTCTTAATTACTTTTGTCAATATGTATATCCTCCTATCTAAATTACTGTTATGATTGCATAACCAAGTACACATGTCGCAATCGCTGCTACAGCTTTCCAATCAATCTCAAATTCTATACAATCTATAATATTGAATTTCATTTTATCTCCTTTCTCAATTCCATAAGAAATCAACCTTTCTTTGTATTTTTAGCATAAGATAGATCAAGTTATAACCATTATTCTTGATTTATTTTAGTTTTATTTTGATATATTTTTATGTATTCATCGAACCCGCTGTTCTCATTACAAAAATATTCAAAATTTGTCCAACTCTGTAACTTATCAGGTTTGGCTCTGCTTCGATAACAACTACCTCTCATTGGGCAATTTTCGCTACTACACATTGTAATATCTGGCATATGATTTCCTCACATATTTTTAATTTTTACCTTTAATTTTTCAAATTCTTTATAATCATCAGATTCATATTTAGTATAATCTTTTACAATCATGTGTGTTTGTTCATTACAGATTAATCTAATAAGTAATTCTCTTTCACGGTTCGAGAAAAAATGCATTTCAAAATTTAATGTTTTGCAATTATTCATAATTTACCTCACAATATTTCCACCTAATTTATCTTCATTACACACTAAAGTTTTATGCAAAACACCATCATCAATATTGGCGTGTGTTTTGACTGATTTAGTATGACTAATACTATATTCTCTGTCTCCAACGGTTACAGTTAGGAATTCATCTTGTTTTGATAACAATTCTCTTGCTAACTGATGTGTTGTTGTAATTCCACTAAAATTAATTTCATTCACCCTCTTCCTACCTCATGTAAAAATCTTTTATGTATTCACACATATCCATTGCGCACGATTCAACTCTTGTAAAACAACATTTTAACCATGGATGGATTAAGTTATAATCCCATCGTTCATCATAAGCAATCACAGGAATATTATTTTTCCACGCTTCATATACTTCAATCACTGATCCAATACTTGTATTTAATCCATTTGTATTTACAATAACAATGTCACTGCCACGAACTAAGTTTAGATCAAATTTCATAACCTCTTGTTCGTTTTGATGTCTTGGTTCTTCAAAATTGAAATAATCACATGGAGAAATAACATTAGTTTTATAATTTGCCATATCTGAATATTTGTCCAATTCTGCTGTTACAAATTTTCTCCATGTTGTTTGTTCTTCTATACTTAATCCTGCCATTTTACCAGCTAAATAAATTGTTAAGCCATCATTTTTCATTTGTACGCCTTTCTATAATGAAACAATACGCTATTTACCACGTCATCAATATTCTCATCAAAGTTGTTATAAACAATCCTGTTAGCAAGACTTTCTGCATCTTTAAAATCTGATATATCAGTTTTGATACGTCTTTCAGCCTCTTCCTTTTTATCTCCACGAGCATCTAATCTCTTATTGATAGTTGAAATATTTGAATATAAATAAATAACCGTTACATCGTATCCTAATTTTTGAATATCTCTGATACCATCAGGTGTAAGAATAATTACAAAGTTTTCGTCTGCTTTTTCATAATCTTCTTTTGCTGATCCATAATACCAAATACCTTCAGTGGTAATGTATTTCTTCCATTCTGCAAAAAAACCACTTTCAACTTTCTGTAAAAAATCTTCTTCTGAAATATAATGATATGTAACATCAGGAATTTCATCTTTACGCATTGGTCTTGTAGTATAAGTTACGACACTATTAAATCCATGGTTTTTTACAAGCTTATCTCTCACCAATGTTTTCCCAGATGCAGTTTTTCCCATTAAAATAAGCATTACAAGTTCCACCCTTCATCTAAAATCTGTACAATATGTCCATCTTCAATGACAGCCGTTTTACTTTCCGTAAAATCTCCATTTAAGAAATCGCTAATTCTAATACTGTCTAAGTCAATAACCTGCGAATAATTCATGTTTATTCCTCCACAATTTTATATTTGCTGCAAATTTCGTTGAACCTTTTAATATAATCCTCATTATCGGTATTAATTACTACCGTTACAGGATGAATAGAAATCGTGACTAATCCAAGATAAGATTTTGCATCAACAATTTGTCTTCCATATTTTGCATCTACATCACACGGAATATTTGATGATATATCTATGACAAAATTATTTAAGTCTGTAAGACTGTCTAAATTTAATACATATTCTTTATTCATATTTTTTAAAATCCCTCCACTTTATCATAAATTATTATTTCTGTTATCATACTTTCCCAATCTTCACATGTGGTTGAGATATCACCTGTGTATTTAACTGTTTTGCTTAAACTTGGTATATCGACAACAAATTCTGCCAATGATCCATCACTGGTTAAAATATTATTGGTGTCAGTATGAATATCTGCTTTACAATCTGCCAATATACATGGAATTACAGCGCCGTCTTCAAGGACTAAATCAATATACTGACCAATTTGTGTAGTATATGCACTACCAACTGCAACACAAAAACGCCCATTAACTTGTCTAATTCCATACATTCCTGTATATGCAATTTGTTGAAGTCTATATTGGTCACTAGATTTACTTGTAATACACTTATAAGACATATAACTCTTAATTTTGTTATATGGAGTTTTGTGTGTATACGATACACCCTCTATTTCTGAAACCAACTCTTTCCATATAAAATACGTTTGATTATTAATAATTACATAATTCCATTTGTCGTTATAATCTTTAACGATTATTTTTTCATTAAACGATAATGTCATAACTATCTCAGAATTTATATCTGGCTGTGATCTCACATTAGATGATGTCCTTGTCCATCCAAATTTAAAATCTGATATGTCATTTAGTAAAATATCATCAATTTGTTTTGTTGCGCCTGCTGTTAAATTTAATTCACTACTCTCTTGTCCCCAAATGGGGACGACAGGAAAAGATACAGCAAATAAACATGCTAAAATTGCTAACCGTTTCTTCATTGTTTCTCCTTATTCTGTTGTATAATGGATTTTGGTTTGATTTGTTACATAGATATATTCTCTGTTTGAAAACAAAGATTAATGAATCATTTCTAAGAATTGATCTTCTGAGATAATGGGAACGTTCAAAGATTTTGCTTTTTGATTCTTAGATGATGTTGAGTTGATATCGTTATTAATAAGATAAGATGTTTTAGAACTTACAGATCCTACTACTGTACCGCCATGAGCAACTATATCGGCTTTCAATTCGTCACGATTTTTATAATGATTGACAGAACCTGTTACAACAAATGTTTTACCATTTAATGTTTTTGGAATTTCCTCTAATACTACATTAGGTGTTTTAAAAGTAAACTCTTTTGATAATTCATATACCCACAACGAATTCTCATACCACCATTTCGCCATTGAGTTCATCATCGTAATACCAAAACCATTAATGGTTAATAATTTTTCTGGTGAAGATTTCATCAAACCAATAAAATTATTAAAATTCTCTTCACATAATTTACTGATATCTTTACTTACTGATTTTCCGATTGATGGAATTGATAAACTATAGATAAATCTTTCTAAAGATGTATTGCGTGATCTCTCAATAGAGTTAAGAAGTTTTTCAACCGATTTCTTACCAAAACCATCTAAAACTTTCATTTCATTTTCGTAGTCTGATAAATGATAAATATCCTTAATTGAATTTAACCAGCCAAGATTGATGAATTTTTCAATAGTTGATTCTGACAAATTCTCGATGTCCAATGTATTTCGGCTTGCTGCGTGAACCAACTTACCTAAAAGCTTACCCTTACAGTTTGGATTTTCGCACATAAGAACTTCTGAATCATTCTCTTTAACAATTCTTGTAGGTTTACCACAAATCGGGCATTTATCAAGAATTCTACAAGTATTACTTTTTGTTAAGTTTTCTCGAATTTGAGGAATGATTTGATTTGCTTTTATTACAGCAATCTCGTCACCGATTCCAAGTTGCAATTTTTTCAAAATTGATACATTGTGAACGGATGCCCTACTCACAATTGTCCCATCTATTTCTACTGAATCGAATATGGCAGTAGGTGTTAAAATTCCTGTCTTTCCCATTGTCCACTCGATATGTCTTAATGTTGTAATTGTTTCTTCATCATAAAATTTAAAAGCCAGTGAATGTCTTGGATGATGCCCTGTTATACCTAATGATTTGCCGTATTCTACATCATTATAAGAAATAACTAAGCCGTCAATCGGATACGATTTTTCTTCAGCAATAGCTTTTAATCGTTCAATTTTTTCTCCAATATCATCTGACGAGCTATTGTATGTAACATATGGGACTACCTCAAATCCAAGCTTTTCCGCAATTCCGAATCCTTCGGTATATGTTGATACACCAAATGGAATCTTCCATGCAACAAAATGAATGTGCCTATCTCTTGCAATTTTACTATCAAGCTGTCTTACTGAACCAGAAGCATAACTTCTTGGATTTGCGAAAGAATTATTTCTTATGTAATCTGTGTATTCTTTTCCAGTTAAACCTAACTCTTCAGCTTCACGCTTTGCTTTCTCAACAAGAGGATCATTGATTGCTTTAAAGTCTCTGACTGTTACAATGGCTTCGCCTTCAACTTCAAAAGGCGTATCAATGTGTATTTGTGTTGGAAAATTTTCAAACACTCTCGCATTGTGTGTTATAACTTCTCCTATTTCGCCATTTCCTCTTGTTTCACTTTGTTTTAATGAATTGTATTCATACGTGTTTAAAACCGTTAATCCATCCATCTTCAACGAAAGAACGCAATCTCTACCATTAGAGAACTTCACTAAATCATCTGTAGATTTAGTTTTATCGAGTGATAACATCGGATGAGAATGAGTAATTTCTTCTAATTTAGACACTACATTGCATCCGACATTCTGAGTAGGACTATTTGCTAACACAATCCCTGTAATTCGTTCCCATTCTTTCAATTCATCAAATTTACAATCAAATTCATAATCACTCATAATTGGACTGTTTTTATTATAATAAGCGTCAGATGCTTTATTAAGCAGCTTCACTCTTTCTGCAATATCGCTTTTGTCCATTCAATCCCTCCTAATTATCTTTAATAAATACTGTAATTTTGCACTGTCCTCGTCCTATATCTTCCATATACGTAAAGAATCCTTGGTTATTCAGATTCTTTTCTTCATCAAAAGCCTCTTCCATCGGAAGCTCTGTCGAATAACTATAAAGCAGAGGAAAGTCTTGTTTCATTTCTTCTTCTGACAATAAAAACTGCATATTTTAATCCTTTCTCATGTAATAATTTTTAATCTTACATTTACTTTCTTTTTGGTTTTCTACCACACGATTTACTTTCTGTACAATATCCAACTTCATCACATTTTGCATGGAAAAGATTATCTACAATCCACTTCCATTCATCTGAATATTCTCTTAATGCATTGCAAATGTCTTTGAATAACTCTCTGTATTCCCAGTAAGCACGACTGCACATTCTAACTCTACTCATTTCAATAAGACTTCTTAAACTGCGTTTGTCTACCATTTTTGTACAATAAGCTAATGGGAGTAACATTGTTGCATCTTCGACTGGTACTCCGTTATTTATGAGATGCTGAATATAGGTATTAATATATCTCATAATGCCATGCCATGTTGCAGCAACATCTTCATCGTTATTAATTGATTGTGGTGTTATATAACCAAAACCTTCTCCTTTAGAATAATCAATATATCTTGTACTTGCTTGTAATCTGCTTGCACCAATAATATGGGTATAATATTCACGGATTGTTTTTGCCGAATATCCGTCAATAATCATTTCAACATTTGGATATTCCATCACACGTCCATGTCCTGATTTTATACAATCAAGTCCACGTTTGTAATTCTTACCATCGTCTGTGATATTTGCATTCCAACAACATCCTGCTCTTGCCCCCATTAATGTAATAGGGTTCTTTGTTGTTTCTGGTAAAATTGTGATTGTTCCCATTTTGTCCTCCTATATTTTTATTCAAATTATTTTCTATAATATTTTGTGATTTCTTTAATAATTTTTACATTATTTAATAAAGGTTCTCTGTCGGCACCTTCAATGAACAATTCATCTCCCGTTACTAAATAAACGTTTTTATCACTTTCCAATAATAAAACAAAATAATCCGCTATTGCATTTTTATTGGGGTTTTCTGGGAGTATAGGATAATACAATCCATTAGACTCAACTGCTCTCCATACAGACACTCCTCCTTCCTCTCTGATTACTGAATCTCCTCTATGCACTTCACTTATTTCGTCAGTTGGTATTTCACCAAACCTTATATATAATGGAATACTCGCCTGTTTCATTTTAGTCCTCCTAATGTGTTTTCATATGAAAACTCATTTATTATGTTATATTGTTCCAATATATTGTTTCCCTGTTCCATTACAAGAAACACAAGTTCCGTTTTCTTCTTTAATTCCACAATCAAAAATTCCACTGCCATTACATTCAAAACATTTTATTTGAAATATAAAATCATTTTTTATTATAGGTCGCTGTTTAATAATTGTACTTCTGTGCCAACCACAATAAATATTAGTTTTTTTTATTTCTCATGTTACCCAAATTTTATAATGCCACCTCGATTATTCCTAAAAAACTCTGAGACTCTTTCTAATTGATATTGGGATAAATTGAAATATTTCTTTCCCATCCAACGTCTTAATTCTCTACGACTATGAATAATTTTTGTTGGGTAATTATTCACTCGAAATGTATCACCGTATTCTTCTACTTCAATATATAAGCCCTTTAATTTGGATATATAGCATGTAGCGTGACAACTATTTAACTCTGGATTACAATCTCCCCATCCAAGCTGCCACCAATAACATCCATAAACACAAGGTAAGTTCTCGTTATAAGATTTCATTAACAAATCATATAAAGTTTTATCATATCCACCAATTTTAATATAATCTTCATTTATTAAATCACTAATTTCAATTGGCGCATAATCTTTCATCAACTCAAATTCTTTTTCTGTTATTGGTCTATAAAACCATGTATGACATCCCATATTATCACCTCTATATTTAGTTATTCTCTTTTAAATTGAGGAATAGTGAGCAGAACACTTTAAGATTTTTTATTCATTTAATTTTTTATAAATATCTTTTTTTAGCTCTTGTATTTCTTTTTTTAAATGTGTTGCTTTTAATGAAATTTCATCCAATTCTTCATTTTTGCTTTCAAAATCATTTGCAATAATGTCCAGTATAATTATACTTCTTGATAATCTGTTCAATATGGGTTTATTTTTATAAAGCATTTTTAATTCGTCAATAGTTTTATATTTCATTATTATTTCGCCTCGAATCAATATCTAAATCTTCAATTAATAATCTTCTGTTTACGATCATTTTCCCATTGCAATAATTACATACTTCTTCCAAATCTTCATCTTCATCAATAGATATTCTATTTGTATGAATCAATTTACCAAGTCCATTACAGTTAGGACAAATAATTCTTTTATATGTTTCTGATACCTTCATACTTATTATCTCCTATAAAATTTCACGAACAACATTACATGAACGATATATAACTTTATGTGTTTCTTTATTATAAATGACACACATTTGTGTGTTTCCTTCTATATATTTATCAACTATTAATCCTTCTCCAATTTCAAATCCATGCATACAAGAATTAATATCGTATGTATACATAGATCCAACTTTGATTTCATCATATTTCATTTTATTAAATCCTTTCATTGTTTTCTAAAAATCTAATTAAATATCTTTTTGTCATTTTCTTATAATTTCTGCATTTTTAAACATTGGGATATATACGCTCTCATCATTATCCCATTGTGGAATATCGAGATAATCAACAAATTCTAATGTTGGTTCAAAATGCTTTTCTATAGTTTCTTTAAATTCAACTGCCTTTTTATTCCAACTCATGATAGAATCTAAATTATGCAATGAAAACCATAATGGTTGTATATATTTCTTCAGTAACGGAAGCTCATCTTCTTCTGGGAATCGCCCTTCTCCAATAAATATTTCGTATAACATATCTGCAAGTAATGATAATGAGTACCAAAAATCATTATCATGTATTGTCACTCGCAAATATTTTGTTGCGCATTCTTTCAATTTTTTTACCTCCAA